AGGGTCTTGGCGAAGGACGTGCGTGCTGCGGCAACTTGTTCGTTGGCGAACTGCTCCATGCGAGCGATGTGAGCCTGAACTTCAGCGGGGTCAGAGATTTCCTTGCCACCGATGGTGAACTTGGCTACCTCTGTCGGCTTGGTCAGCTCAGCGACCGGCTGCTTGACCGGATCGACTTCTGGATCTTTGGTGTCTTCGGACTTGGTGCTACCCACGGGGGCCTCCCTGAAAAATCGTGCGTTTGTTGGTTGGTCGGACTTGGAGAACAAGCCCTCGACGGATGGGATGTCCACGAACGCGAACCCCTGAAATACAGGCCAATGGCCGGCACCATCGTTCGTTTCCCAGTAGCCGATCTCTGCGGAGCGGGACCGGTAGGTGCCACGCTCCCAGCGGGAGACGGCTTCGGGTTCGGTCAGTGTGAAATCGACAAGCAGCAGGTCGCCGTCGGACTGGAGGCCATCGAGGTAGCCGACCACCGACTGGATGGTTCGGGTGTGGTCCAGGCGAACGGGAACGTTCGGGAACGACTCGTTCAGGGTCGCGAAGTTGCTGACCATCTGGGCCAGATGCTCGCGGGTCCACGTTTCGGTGTAGCCCATCGAATCTGCGAAGGTTCCCGCTTTGAAGATCGGGAGGTTGCGGACAACAGCAGAACTGCCCTCGTCATTCTTTTCGAATGAGTAGGCGAAGTTCTCTGATGTTTGCAGGCCAAAGGCATACAGGCCAGCACGCTTGTCTTGGTCAATGGTCGTTTGGGTACTCATTACGAACATGACGTTCGCCCATTGCATGGTGCTGTCGCCACCATTTGACCTAAATCAATCTCAGGATTCCCGATTGATTGTCTCTGAAACGGTCACCGAGTGCCATCGACCGCAGGTCCGGCAACGAATCCGGGCACGCCCTTCAGCCAGAATCACTTCAGCCAGGACACGCCCGCCCCGATGCGACTTCACATGCAGGAACGGCCTGTCTCTGGCGTCCCACCCCACCATGGCCAGCAGGGGGGACGCCTTGCAGAAGCATCGAAGCTCAGATTGCCTCGATCTCGGTTTCGATGAGTTTGCGGAACCTGCCGATGAACTCACTTGCACCCCCCGGATATGCCTCGGCGCCAATGGATTTCGCGTCATCCATCCAGTGCTCGACCCGCCCGAAGAAGTCCGCAGTCATCGAACGGGCCTTGGCCTCTTCGTACCCGCAGAGCATCAGGTCACGCTCGAACCGACGGTTGAAGCCGATGGAGATGCGCGACTCGCCAAAGCTGCCGTCGTCCCACTGGCGGGTCACTTGTCCTGAAACCCGATCGACCATCTGGTCCCCGATGCGGGACAGGTTGGCGGGGGAGCGTTCGCCGTCGTCAATTGTCTGGCCCGGTTCGGTGGTGCCGTCATCTTGGGTGAGTTGTTCGATCTCGTGCACCTTCATGCCGAGCGACTGACCAAGATCGACAACATCCACACCTACGCGCTCGGTCTGGATCATAGCCATCAGCACCGCACGGAGCGTGGCCTGAGCCTCTTTGCCGTGTTTGCGGGTCACCAGCCGAGCCCGAGGGGCTTTCGGGCTGAAGTTGAAGTCCACGAGCCGGTCCACGAGGTACCGGTTAATGTATTCGGCCATGTCCGCGATCAGAGCGTTCGTCATGATCAGGAAGATTTGCATGTGGGCTTCGCCCAGGTTGTATGAGCCGACATCGGCGGTCCGGTAGAGCAGCACTGGCGTGAAGATGCCGAGTGACATCTCTTCATCGAGGCGGGTCAGGTACCGCTCGAAGTCGGCGCCACGCATCTGGGATTCCATGTAGCTGATCTGGTACTCGAAGTCGGACTTGTCGCCAATGGCGCCCGGTGCACGATCAGAGGGGAGCACGACCGAGCCGCGGTTTCGCAGGCCCTGAAGCACGTCGACCATCACGTCCTTGCCCGATTTCGTGGTGCCGTCGCCCTGGTCGACTTCATCATCGAAGGGTGCACGGCCAACGGGGATGGGCTCACCGAACCGCTCGAAGTAGCGGTTGGCGTAGAGGTGCATGATCTGGCTGAAGAACCAGCTGGGGAATGCCGGCTTGAGCATCTTGCGCCCGTAGTGGTCGCCGCCCTCCATCAGGAGCGGGTACCAGAGGCTGTTCTCTGGTGGGACTGGTTCGCTCTGTCCGTGGATGTTCATGCCGTCGAACACCTTGAGCTTGGGCTTGGCCCGCTGCCCTCCGGCGTAACCGTCGACTTCTTTCCAGTTGACTCGAGCGTCTTCAGGCGCGATGTCTTTCAGCTTCGACGCTTTGATCTTGCCGATCCGGCCGTCGTTCTCGTACTGGATGACGATCGGTGCGTAGCCGGACCAGAACGCTGGCGACATCGCTCGGATCATGCGGGTCCAGATTTCGTGGATGTTCTGCTCGATGAAGCTCTTGATCCGGGGATCTTTACACTCGATCTTCCAGTCCACTTGGTGAACCATGAAGCTGAGAAGCGAGAGGGAAATGTTGATCTGGTAGTGGTTCCGCATCTGGCGGTAGTCCTGCAAGGTCAACTTGTCGAGGTCGAACACCATGATGGCGCCGCCCGGCATGGTGTAGCCGGCACTGGTGCCGTTGTTCCAAGTGGGGCCGAACGCTTCACCGGTCTTGGGTGGTGGAGCTTTCTTGTAGACCGACTGCGTCTTGCGGTACTCGTCGGCGGTCTGGGTCCGATTGTTCTTGTCGGACACATAGAGGGTGTTCATACGTTTCAACTCCCGTTGAATCTTGGGGGAAGCGGCATTCCATTGCTGGTGCCCCCGTTGAATGCAGGATGTGTGATGGACCCACTCATTGCTGGGTGCGAAGGCGGCTGGGAGCCTCCCGCGCCGATCATAAAGTCGCTGGACGACCGAACTTTGCGGTGGTAGCGACGATGGCCGACGAGGGTTGTGGTGACACCCGCCAGAGCGTCAGCCACGTCCTTTGATCCGTTCGTAGGGTGGTCGATCTTCGCTCCCGTATCCATGAGTTCCGTGAGTTCCTTGATCAGGATTTCGACCTGCTCGGGCTGACCCGGAACCAGATTGACCATGTACGGCGGGAACTCGATCCGGTTCTCGTAAATCGCTTCACGAAGGTCGTGGTACGGGAGAACCTTGCGATCGACAGAGACGTAATCAGTGGAGAACCGTTTGCGCTGAAGCTGCTGCTCGGTGTCCTTGGACTGAAAGCCGTCCATGGTGACCAACTCGAGTTTGAAACCCAGATCGTCTCGGAGCGAGTAGATGAAGCGGCGCAGATCACCGAGGAAGATCTCCTGGCCCGAGCCTGCCCGAACCCGGTAGAGCACGTCGATGACGATGTACGGCTTCAGCTCGCCGTCCATCTCGATCATTTCAGAGATGTGGCCCATGGCGATTCCGGCAGCGTCACCGTCGCCGGAATACGCGAGGTCCATGTGGGCCACCCGCTTGATCGTGTTCGGCGCCCTGAACCACGGCTCGATCCGACCCTCGACGGTGATCGGCCCAGTGGGGCCGTTGCTTTCGACCCACCGATCTCGACATGCGAAGATCCGGTGAGTCAGGGTGATGAAGGGGTCCGTGACCGCTGGCGGTATGCCGGCCAAGTCCTTGAGGGCCTTCTCTGGGTTCGTTTTGAACTGCTCTTTGTAGATGGCGGGGATGTGGAGCAGGTTCTCTGTGACGCCCATGGATTTGACGGCGATTTCGGGGACGATCTGTTTCCGGGCCACGTCGTACCAGAACTTGTGAACTTCGTTCTTCTCGTCAGCGTAGAAGGCGTCACCACGCGATTCCCAGATTGTGAGGCGTGTGGCGTGGCAAGCGGGATTCGCTTCGAACTCTTCGTATTTGCGAGAGACGAATCCGACCGACTTCTTCATCTGGCCGATGATCAGCAGGAAGCCGCGGTCCTCGAACCGCGATGACATGCGGTTGAAGATCGTCTCGTAGCCCTGCTGGGCGTAGTCCTTGGCCTTGGTGATTTTGTGGCTGTCGGCTTCGTCCAGAATCCCCCCGAGGATGTTGTAACCCTCGAACGTGGTTTCAGAACTGTCACCAGGGACGATCCAGATATCCTTGTCGAACCGCAGCTGATTCTTGAAGCTCTTGTCCCAGGGGTACTTCCCGAACCAAGCCGAGTAGCTCAGGCGGGCCTTGATGTCACCGAACAGAACCTCCTTGGCTTGGGTGGCGCTGGTGGACATGAGCATGAACGCGATACGCGAGCCCGGAAGCAGGCCGAAGTAGCCTTGCGGATCTTTCAAGCAGAGGCACCAGTGGACCAGGTAGGGCAGAAGGATGGCGGCCAGAGTCGTCTTGCCGATGCCGATTCCGCCGGTGAAGATCGCGAGCTCGAACTCGGTCGGCCGGTCCGGGTTCACCTCTTCCCCGAGCAGCTCGGCCAGCACTTCGCGGATCGAATCACGAACACCGGAGTCGATGTTGAGATATTCGGGGCCGAGGAACTCCCGGAGCGTTGCCGGCCGTTCCGCGAACTGCGGGTGCTTCAGAAGCCAAGTGATCTCGTCATCAAGACTGAAGTCATCACCGGTCATCAGCATCTTGGCCGGCGTCAGTGTTGGTTTCTCTTCCGTGTCAGCCATTGGGCGGTACGTCCTCCCAGTCGATCCATCCGCACTTGTTGCACCACCAGAGACGACGACCGTTGGAAAAGTCCTTTCCGATGGCGACGTAGGTGCATCCAGGATGGGTCTGACCCCGATTCACGGGCTTGCCGATCGCTGTCATTCGACCTCGTCGACATCAATGAACTCTTCCAGCTCGAAGCGAGCAGCCTCTGTGCGGATCAGCTCATCCATGTCGTCGGCCAACATGGCCTTGCGAACCAGATCCTCGGTGATGTGGTTTCGTGGGACGCCGCCCGCCTCGAGCCGCGCGATAGCTCGCGATGCCAGCTGGTGGGTGCTCTCCTGTTGGCCCGAGCCGACCTGCACAGAAGCAGAGTTGGCTCCCACGTTCACGGCGATCGCAGCCGAACGCAGACTCGGGTCGACCAGCTTGGCCAGCTGGATGCCCTGCTTGAAGAGGCCGTCCGACATCTTGGTGACGTGAGGGTCCAGTTCGCCGCTGATCTTCTCTTGGGCTTGGCCTTCAGCGAGGCGTGAGAGCTGCCCCTGCATGAGCTTGCCCAGGCCCTCGATGATGAGGTCAGAGTTGCGGGTCTTGAAGTGTTGGGCTAGTTCGTCTGATTCAGAGTCAGGCACGGCGCAAATGCTCCCTTTTCGATAGGCGCGACAGTTGTTGGCGTATGAGCACGCATCGCAGAAGAAGCGGTCACCGGGCAGTCGTTCGCCGCTGCGGACCGGGGCGGCCAGGGGGCGGATCGGAGTGGCGGTCTTGGCCATCTCGATGGATCGACCGTTCAAGATGTCGGCAAAGTCGCTGTTGCTGACTTTCTTGCGAGGGACGGTGTTGATGTCCATGAGGTCGGTGTGAGCGTTCTCGGCACCCCACCTATGGGATTCAATGATGAACTTGCACCGGTTGGCCGGCACCTCGAGCTCAGGGAGGGTCCAGCCCAGCATGTGCACCCACTTGGTGTGAGGTTCGAGCTTCGTGTGGTGAATTAACCGGCCGCTCGGCAGCAAGACATTGCCAGAGGCGGCAGGGATG